GTGCTCAAGGACAACAAGGAGCTCAAGGTGCTCAAGGACAACAAGGAGCTCAAGGTGCCGAAGGACAACAAGGAAATACTGGTGCTCAAGGACAACAAGGAGCTCAAGGTACTGAAGGACAGCAAGGCTCTACAGGTACAGGAGCACAGGGTGCACAAGGACTACAAGGTGCACAAGGATTACAAGGTGCACAAGGATCTGGTTCATCTATGAATATAGGTGATGCTAGTATATTACAACAACAAGTTGGTACTGTTCTTGTAATTCCTGGAGCCGGAGGTGGTACTCCAACAGTAACAGCGGTGGCATTCGACCTTTATATTGATACCACTACATTAGCAGTGCCAAATGGAATTACACAAACTAATCCCTATGCAGCATCGTTAGGTCTTGCTACTGGATTAGAAGTATCAGATGATAAGTGGTATGAAATTATATTTACATTAAACATAAAGGCGCCAAGTGGTGGAGCAGGTTGGCAAGCAAGTGGCCAACTAGGTGCTATAGATAGTGTATCTACAGTTACCGCGTTGCTTCAGTTTGATATTGAACCATACCCACCTGGGGTATTTCACCAAGAGCCAATAACTATTAGGCATTATGCACAGCTTAAGAATACTGACCAAGTCTTTATACGAATAACAAATGGTGTAGGTTCGCCTGCATGGGAGGTTGTTGATTCTAACCTATCAGTAGCTAAGTCAAATGTACTATTCGCGCAGGTTCCATAAATAAGTATCTTAAACAATTATTATATTTAAAGTATAATAATAAACAGACATAATATGCAAAAAGAAAATAACGAAAGTTTAACTGAGGAGGTTACTACCGTTACGCATTACCAATGGATTAAGGGTGATAATAGTGGTGGCATAGTTACCATTAAAGATACTGATGATCAGTGGATTAATTTTAACGAAGGAGGTAAATTAGCAAAAGATTTAAAAGATGAATTTCTTCAAGTCTTAGATGCTGATATTGCTAATGAGTTTATAAAACCACAGCCTATAGCAATTATACCACCAACTATTGAAAAAGTTAAACCATCTATTGATTCACCTATCCGAGTTTTATTTAATAAACAAAAGAAAAATAATAAAGTAAAACTTCTTTTAGAATTTCCTATAAACATTCCAACAAAAGGCGTTTATGAATTAATGAGTACATCATTTGATAAAGAAGAAGTTGATGAAAAGTTACATGACTTTATTGTAGATCAATTAGATGGAGATGAAATTACTGATTGTTTATTTAATAGTATTAAATCATTAATCGAGAGCAAGTACAAAGGCGAATAGCACACTTTATAAGTAGTAATATATAATAAAATTAATCATATGAACGAGACTACAACACAAACAATACCTAATCGTCGCCAAAGAAGAATGGCAATGAAGCATCAAGGAATTCTAAAAATGAAAAGTAAATTATCATTAAAAGATTGGATTAAAGTATGCAAACAAACTAGAGAAAAAGGGCATGAGATCCATACTGCTAATACTGAAGCTGCTGAAAAAACAATTTATGCTGGATTAGAAGCTGCCGAAAACATTCATATTAGTAGATGGAAAGAAGAAGGGTATACTGATAAAGAAATAGAAAAATTAAGAGAAGCATATTCTCTTCTAATGATTAAAGATAAATCTACTTGGCATACTGATAAAAAAGTTGCCAGAAAAACAATTAAGGAATTAGCATCTACATTACACAAAAGAAAATCATAAATGATTAAGATAGTTTTAGAGCCTGCTAGAAATGGCGTAATTAAAAAGGTCATTGATGACAATCACGGTGGAGGTAGAGAACACTTTACTTCAACTGATGTTTATGAAGAAGGTGCAGAAGATAAAAATGAATATACTTATATAAAAAGATTCTTTTTTGACTTGTGCGATGATATAGGGCTAAATCTTGGTAATAAATTTGATAAAAATGTATTAGACATTAATACACAGTGGGGATCTCATTATGAACCTACTGCTAAAGATATTGAGTTTAAAATAAAAAGACTTAAGAGTGAGCTTAAGGAATTAGAAGAATGGAAGAAGAACATATAGAATTTAACTTCATATACTCTAGTGATGCATTGCGCGTTAAGACATTTTTAGGGAACGTTCCTAGAAGTATGGAGTGTATAAATTACATGGATATATTTAACAAGCTTACTAAAAATGACTTTTATCAATTTGAACCATCTGACGCCGTGGTCTCATCTTATTTAATGAGGCAATTACAAAACGCGATATCTCGTAACTTATCTACTACAATATTTTATGTATTAGGAAATCTTAATAAAGAAACCGTTGGTGGAATCAAACAATACGTAGAATCATTATCCACTAAACCTATTACTTATAAAATTTATCATTCACCTGATATTACTGTCAACGGTACTGCTGAGCTATTCGATGACATAATAGAATTTGAATGAAAACCCACAGAATATTTAATAAAGGACAATTTGTATATTGCTTATTAGCATCTCATACAAATCCTAATATACTTTTGCCAGTCAAAGGTGTTATCTTAGATTCTAAATGGGATCCTGTAAATCCTCTTTATCAAATTCGTATTATTAAACTTTATGATAATATGAAATTTTTAAAACAACATTTCTTTGGAATGAATTTTAGACATGAATTTGAAAACAGAGCAAGAAAAATGATTCTTAAATCAGAGGACTTTAAAACTACTAAAGCATTAGAGGATCGATTAAATGATAAAGACCGAGAGAGGTTTTATGTTGTGATAGAGTCTGTTATGTGCACAAAAACAAAAATTGGTCTTTCAGGATTATTTGAAAAGGTTCAGTTTTACATGATTTCTAAAAACCTAAAAGAAATTAGAGATATCTCTACTAGGTCATTTTTTAAAGGACCTCTTTCATTAGATAGTGTAAAAGAATTTGATGCCAAGTATAAAAAAGGGTGGGCTGACAAATTTGAAAGAAGTGGCTTAGACATAGATAAGTATCTTAACAGCTTAAGTTAAATATATAAATAAAAATTATTTTTATGTTTGGAGCACGTATGCAAAATAACCCTATTTCTAATGAGGAAGCCTGGGAAATACTTAATGCCAATGCAACCCCTGAAAACAAAGCTCAGCTGAATGCTGCAGTACCACCGAACCCAAGCAGCGAAACCCCAACAAGAAATGCAGTATTTGGTGGACAGAGCTCAGGCTTTGCGGCAGGTGTTGCTGATCGATTAAGTAGATCATTTTATTCAGAAGGGGCGGCGGCATCAGCAGAAACCGTAGCAAAAGGTATGGGAGATAATGAAATACCAAGATCTATTGCAAATAAGTATGCACTATTTAACTTCCAAGGATTTAATGGAAACTTAAGTACAAACCAAAAGGACAATTACAGAGACGTTCCTAATAATCCTTTAATGGGTGGAGATCGTGCTCATAATGTAACTATACCAAAAGTGTTGGAATATTTTGCAACTACCTATCCTAAAATATCTTATCAGGCTTCAGATTTTTTATATTCTAAATACTATAAAAAAATTCCTGTGAATCATCTTGTTACTCTAAGAAGATTTCCTACACCAATACAAGACAACATTTATAATCTAGGTGTTAGGATTGCACCCTCTACTAAAGAAGAAAATGGAACTGATAATAACATAGAAGCTGAAGAAAGAGTTGATGCAACGCAAGTAGCCGGTGTAACTGCTGTAACCTATATGGGTGAAACTGCTGGTAATAAATTAGATGATCTTCTTAAGATGTCTTTTGGATTAAAATATAAACAACTTACTGGTGAAATGGAATCTATTGATACTGGTGATCAAGGTGGTGGTTATACTAAGCAGCCTTTTTATAATAAGATAGGTAGTGTAGGTAGAGCAATAACAGATGTTAGTAAAGGTCAAACTGCTGGGTCTAAATTTAGAGCACAGAATGGTACAGGTAGTTCTACTGCCGATAGATTAAATACTACTTATCCTAATTTTGTATTAGGTCCTGTTAATGTTGTAAATGAAACTCAAATACGAGATATGGGTTTAAAGTTTACTAATGATATTAAATTATCATTTGAATATGAACTTAGGTCATTAAGCTTTGTCAATCCTAAAGTAGCAATGATTGATGTTATTAGTAATATGTTAACTATGACAACAAATAACGCACAGTTCTTTGGCGGTGGTCATAGATATTATGGTAGTGCTGGATTTGTTGCTTCTGCGTTCGGTAATCCTTCTCTACTAAAGGCCGGTGATTTTTCAGGTTATATGGGTAGTATTGCTAAAGATGTTAATAAAGGTGTAAGTAATGTATTTGGAGACGCGGATGGCGGATTCTCAGCAGAGAGCATTGTTAAAGGTGGACTTAAGGCAGGGAAGCAAATGCTAGGTAATGCATTAGGGAAGATGCTAAAAGATATGATGGGTAGTACTGGTGGAACACAAGCAACTAAAGCTTTTATTAGCGGTGAACCTACTGGTGATTGGCATTTAACAATTGGTAATCCTCTTAACCCTATAGCAATGATGGGTAATATGATTTGTGATAATTCAACTATGACTCTTGGTAAAGGTTTAGGCTATGATGATTTTCCAATGGAAGTTAAATTTGAAATAGATTTAAAGCATGGAAAGCCAAGAGATAAAGGTGATATAGAAAATATGTTTAATGCAGGGCAAGGTAGAATTTATGCATCTGCTCGTGGTGAAGAAGATATACTAAATTTAGCAGGTGTAGAAGTAGAGACTTATGGATCAATACAAACTGGAACTACCAGTACATCACCATCACAAAGTGCAGCTACTAATGGTGCTCCTGCTTCTTCTGTTGGTAATGCAAATGTAAATACATCCCCATCGAATGGAAGTGATGGTGGGATAGATCCGCAATTAATAAGTAACGTAACATCTATGATGATTAACGGATAAAATAAAAATATGATATGAATATTAAATCTCTTACATTAAAAAATACTTTATCTATTGAAAAGACTGGTGAATTATATTATGATTTAACTGCACCATCATTTACGTATAAAAGAGAATTAGGTCTTAGGGGTATACATTATGTTACACAAGACCAAGCAGGGCGTATTGATAAAATAGCAATGCAGTACTTTGGCTCAAGCCAATTTGTTGATGCTATATGTATAGTCAATAATATTTTTAATCCATTTAGTGTAGCAGAAGGTGATGTGTTAGTAATACCAAATTTAAGAGAGCCTGATTTGGTTTATAGAAGACCTAATCCTGCATCTAGACCAAGTGTACAGCTGGCACAGTATACCAACACTGATAGGCAAAGCGTAAAAGATCAATCACGAGTTCAGAGATTAGCACAAAAAGCTAAAACAAAAAAGACAGGTGTTAAGGCACCAATACCACCAAACATGCTACAACAAGGACAAGATGCTAAAGTGTTTGAAGCTGGTAAAATCTTATTAGGTGCAAATTTACCAACAAGAAATAAAACCAAGACAAACAACTAAATTATGTCAGGAGAAACTATAATTGACAGGAATATATTAACGATCATAGAACCTACAATGGAATTAGATCCGTTAACAATACCTGATGTAGAAAGTGGTACAGAAAATTCAGATGGTGAAACTTCAAAAGAACCATTATCAAAATCTTCTACTGCTGTACCTACTATTATAATTAATGGCTATAATGTACAAGTTGACCGCTTAAGTTTATTTGTATTAAATAATAAAGATTTTTATCCTACATGTAAAATAATTTTTGCTGACAACGATGGTTTATTTACAGCAAGACATTATCCTAAAGATGGAGATCTTATACAAGTTAATATTAGGTCACAGGGTGATGAAACTACATATAAGCCAATAAGAATAGATTTTTCAGTGGTTGACTGTCAGCCTGCCGGTGGAGGTGGCGGAGAATCAGCTAGCAAATATTTAATTACAGGTAGAATGTTTGTTCCAAAATTATTTACAGAATCTGTTCAATACGAAGAAGAAGTTACAAGCTTTGATGCCTTATTAAATATTGCTGAATCAATGCAATTAGGTTATGCATCAAATGTTGAACAAACAGCAGATGTAATGAATTGGACAAATCCGAATGACACGACAGAAACATGGATACAAGATATTGTTGCAAATAGCTATTTAAGTGATGAAGCATTTTTTACAAGTTATATTGATCCTTATTATTATTTGACAATGGTTGATGTTAATAAATTATTTAGCCAAGAAGGTGCAATAGAGGCTAGTGAAACTTTTGCGCAAAATGCATTGGACACTGTTGGGGAAAGCGGTGCTGAAACAGGTGAAGCAACACCAATGCCATATATGTTAAGTAATATGACTCAATTCCAAGGTGGGTCTGGGTATATTTCTAAATATGAAATGGTTAATAAGAGTGGTGAAATTAGTAGAGAAAATGGTTATAAGAGATATACGCAGTATTGGGATTTGGAGGCTAAGGAATGGATTAGCGAATTTGTAGATCCTATAACCAATGATACTGAAGGAATGGTTCCAGCAACTAAAGGTAGGCTTGTGAACGGTGAAGTAGAAGGCCCAAGAAACGACCAAGTTAAATATAAATACTTAGGTACACAAGGAGATAATGTTCATCCTGAATTTCAATATAGCAATGTATTAAATTATCAGAATATGACTGAGATTAAAAAGATGGGGATGATTATAGAATTAGATACTGTAAATCCTGCAATTACAAGATATAGTAGAATATATTGCCAGATAATGGAATATGCAGCAGGTGTACAGGAAACTATATTAAAACCTGCCGCTGATTTAGATGGTGTTGAACAAGAAGAAGGTGCAGGGGCATTACAGGAAAGAACCGGTGAAGATGGTGAAAATGATGCGTCAACATCTGGAAATCAAAATGGAGTTAAAAATGAATTCTTAACAGGATTTTATGTTGTGGATGGCGTAGAGTATTTATATTCAGCTCCAGGTCCTTTAAGAATGAAATTACATCTGTTAAGACGCGAGTATGTTCCAACGACCTAATAAATATAAAAACAATACAAAAGTATCATGAATGGAAATAATAATAATGCCAATGAGCTAGGAAATCCTTTTACAGCAGCAGGTGTTAGTGGATCTTCTTTAAATAGTGGATCATTTCCAACCGCGTATGATTTTGCAAAGAAATTTGTAAATCCTAAGAGTGCTAACGGGAGTGGTAATAATGGAGTTACTTCATTAGATGATCCTACATATTTAGGGTATAGTTTAATGTTTGATATTACATCACCGTTATTTAATGGTGCTATTGCAGGTAATCCTGCTATTGAGACAGGTGGCTCTGGTGGTAATTACCCACAAGATTCTGAATCTGCTATTTCATATCTTCTGCAGATAGGTGAAGCAAACCGAGTAGAATATTTAAAGGCATTTATACAGGGGTTATTAGAAATACAAAACACAAGACCGTATTACTTTCAAACTATAGCTGGTTTATTAGAGGCTTGGGAAAAATCTACTAAGTTTGAAGAAGATCCTTTTACAGGAAGTGAAGGAGAAGAAGGTATTACTATAGGATGCCTAGAGGCCATAGATTTAAAAATAACTGCATTGTTTAATTTATATAGAATGGCCGTGTATGATGTACGATATAAAAGATTTGTTTTACCTAAAAATCTAATGAGGTTTGATGTTTATGTAAGTGTACATGAAATAAGAAAATTCAAAACAACAGTAAGAGGAGTTGAGGCAGCTGCTAACACAGCAGAAACTAATTCTGCTACAGTTGTAAATGAAAATACTTCTCAGCTTAGATTTAAATTTACTCAATGTATATTTAATGCTGGTGCAAGTGGTAAAGTTTTTGAAGGTGTTACTAATACTGGTGGTACTGTAGCAACAACTGAAATGAAATGGGCTTATGGCCAGCTTGAAATGCTATCTCAATATTCTGGCTTTAATACATCACTTGAAGAAGATAAGAAGCAAACTGTAAGCTCACCAGATATGATAGGTAAACAGAAAAACTTCTTTAAAGATAAACTTGATGGCGTCGTGGACCAAGCCAAAGGGATTGGTGAGTCTGCATTAGCTAATCTTAAAGCAGCACCAGGTAATTTATTAGCAGCAGCACAGGCAAGAATAGGTGGTATAATTGATGGAGCAGTTTTAGGAAATGTATTTGGTTTACAAAATCAAATATTAGGTGCATTAACAAATCCAGGTATACTTAATGCTGCAGTAGGTGCAGCCTTACAGGGAAGCGGTTTAGGTGGAGCTAATGCTGGAAGTATAGCAGCTAGCTTAGGCGATGGTGCATTTGATCCAGCCGTAGCAATCGGGAGTTCATTAAATGGTTCTACATCGGTCTTTGATCCATCAACAAATACTGCAGGTGGTTTAAATTCTGCTAATGCATTTGGACCATCAGGACCACCAGCAAATAACACTTTACAATCTTCAAATATATTTAACTAATGGGAAAAGTAAATCCAGACAATTTTAATGCAGATGATTTAAGAACTACTCAGTGGGTAGGTATAGTAGAAGATACTGCAGATGATATCTTTGAAGGAAGATGTAAGATAAGAGTATATGGAAAGATGGATGACAGGGTTGATCCTGAAGATCCTGCAAGTGCATACAAGATTCCTACTGCAACTTTACCGTGGTCTAGGCCTCATCAATTAATGTATGGGGGGAGCGCAACAGGTAGTGGTAAATTTGAAATTCCAAAATTAGGATCTATTGTTAGAGTTACATTTGATAATGGAAACTTTTATCAGCCAGTTTATCATGAAAACATTTATCCTTCAGATGAAACAAAAGGAGAGATAGAAGCAGCGTACCAAAATTCGCATGTATTAATATATGATACAGCATTTGGTTTAACTGGTGAGTTGCAGGATGGCGTTTCTGAGGTTACAAATGAAAGGGAAGGTGAGCATGTTAAAATTTTCTTTACTGAAGAAAAAGGAATAATGATGGACTATACAACAACTGAAGGACCAACTACAATTAATGTAAAGCCTGATAACTCGGTTCATATAATTAATGCTAATGGAGATTCTATGGTAATGCTTAACGATGGAAATATAACATTTACCCATTCTGCTCAGTTTACAATTAATAGTGGAGCTGATACAGTAATTAATGCTACAACAGATACACTTATTAATTGTGTTAATGCGGTAGTAACTGCAACAGGTGAAACTCATATTAATTCACCAAGAATTAAATTAGGTGAAGCGGCTGCTGAGGCTGTTATTAAAGGTGATACATTTGCAGGTATATTTGATTCACATTATCATATTGGTAATTTAGGTGCTCCTACTAGCCCTCCTAACAAAGTTACCGCACCTGCACTAAGTGCCAAGAATACAACTGACTAATATATAAACTATAAATTAAAATAATAAACGATGCCTTTAATACAACCCGTAATTACCGCCGCTATGGATGCTGCCTTTGTCGCAGGAATGGAAGCAATGGCTTCATATTCAACTGGTGCGGAGGGAACTCAACAAAATGATAAAGGTACTGTGATTGCCGCAGGTGCAGCCGCGTTTGCCGCTATTGCTGGGCCGGCAATTACTACATATATTCAATCAGCAACAGTAGTTCCTGGAATTCCAGTTGCAACTGCAGGTTCACCTTCAGCTCAAGTCGGTGCAACTACTGGACCAGGAGTTATTCTATAATCTTAAACTATTACATTTTTAAAAGTATAATAATTAAATCTAAACCGAGTAATATATAATCTATAATAACACTCTTAATAAAAAATAATGAAAGAACAAGAAATCACAATCCAATTAAGTGATGATCCATTTGACACTAAAGTAGTAAAAGTACAAGTTCCGCATGGTACAAAATTAATGAGCAATGAATCATATGCAGCTGATGCATTATCTATGTATGGTCTTACTGATGCTACTCTTACAAAAACCCAATTAACAGAAGATCGCATTGCATATACTACAAGAGGTCAGATTACTTTTATATCAGATGATAAATCAAGAGCTCTTATTGATATTGGATCTAAGCATACTGCGTACTGCGCATTAGCCAAAGAACCTGATTATATTGTTGAGCAATTAGAAGTAGGTATTGAGATTGATGTAAAAATTAAAACCAATACTAAAACCAATGATGTGATTGCTTCAATTAGTGATGCAATTATGGAGGTTAAGTTAAAAGAAATGAAAGATGCGATTGGAAACAAAACAATTGGATTTAATGCAATAGTGAAGGAGTTAATACATGGTGGGTATTGGGTAGACGTTGCAGGAATTAAATGCTTTATGCCAGGATCTTTAGGTGGCTTAAATAAATTACATGATTTTAATTCATTAGTCGGTAAAGAAATAATTGTAATGCCAATTATATTTTCAAAAGAAAAAGACACGATTGTAGTATCACACAGAGAATATTTAAGAACTATGATTCCTACTACTATTGACAATTTAGAAAATACTATAAAAGAATCTAGAACCGGGTTTGTTACAGGAACTACTAAGTTTGGTATATTTGCACAATTTGATGAATGTTTAACTGGTTTAATACCTAAGGTTGAATTAACCGAGGATACTCAAAGAGAATTGGAAAAAGGTAGTATAAAGCCAGGGGATCCTATTCAATTTTGGACCAAGGAAATTATATCAGATAAGAAAATCATATTAAGCCAATTAGGACCTAAGATTGATCTATGGGATGGTATAGATGAAAAATATAAACCTATGATGATTACTGAAGGTAAAGTTACAAAAGTTACTTCATACGGTGCCTTTGTCGAATTAGAAAAAGGAATCAGTGGCCTAATCCATAAATCTAAACTTAAAGAAGCAAATCTAACCAAGGGTGATATTATTAATATTAAGATCGGTAGTGTAAATGTTAGTGATAGAAAGATTACTATGAACATGGCATAACAGCAATCCTGGTTTGAATATATAAACAAATCAGGAACTACATGTACACTAACGAACAGCTAAATGCAATATATGGATCCAAGATTGGAATTGAATTTGAATTCTTTGCCAATGAAGGAATGGATGAGGTTAAACGAAGCCTATCACAAGCTCTTAATAAACAAATAAGAGTAGAAGAAAAGGCCCATAGTGAATTCACGCCTAGTGATGAAATATTTAAATTAGAACCAGATAATTCTGGAGGCTCCGGTATGATCGAATTGGTAACTGGGCCAATGCCGTTTGTTGAATCAAAACTTATTATAGCAAAAACTCTAAAGTGGATCCGTGAAAATGGATCCACTAATGAGAGATGTAGTATTCATATTAATGTTGCTTTTGATGGCAAGAAATTAGGACCAGGTACTAACGTATCATCTTTAGACATTGGTAAATTTGTACTTAACTTTAATGAAGAAGCGGTATATGAAGCATTTCCAAACAGGAGAGATTCGGTTTATGCTAAATCTATAAAGTTTATTGTACCTCTTAGTGGTATGACTCAGCCATCACCTGAAAAAAGGCTATGGAAAAACTATATGTTTGTTACTGAAAAATATTATGGTGTAAACTTTTCTAAATTACCAAAGAATTATATTGAGTTTAGATACTTAGGTGGTAAGGATTATGAAAAGAAGTACAACACTATATTAAACATGACAGAACATTTTGTCTTATCTCTTTATGAAAGTTTAGTTAATCCTGTATATAATGAACATGATTTAAAAATATTAGATTCATTATTAGAAAAACACAAGAGTGTAATTGAATCATACAAGACTTATTCTGCATTTAAAGCAAAGTATCCTAAGATTAAGCTAATGGTTGATTTAAATACTTATGACCAGATAATAGAAACATTTTATCCTAAAATGAGAGAAAAGATATTTGAGTTATTAACAAAGGCAGGTTTAAGTGAAGGTTTAATTAATTACGATGCTGACACTGGTAAAATGCAACTTAAAAATGCTGAACTAATGAAATGTTTTGAGATAAGTGGAATTGATATTGTTGATTGTAAAATACAAGGTAATATTATAGACTGTGATATATTTAGTACTGAATTGATTAACTCATCAATGTTTGAATGTAATCTATTTGGTGCTACTGATGCTATCGATTCTAAGATAGAGGATTCCTATGTAAGCAGACATGTAGCTGTCAAAGATTCATATGTCTTTGGTCCACGTGGTGTATTCAGTGGAGATATGGAAGGTGGCATATTTAGAAAAGGTAGAGCTACTGAATTTGCAAAATTTGAAAATACCGAAATTATAGAAATAGAAAAAATATAAATTAAGATGGCTAATCCAAATACTTATTGTAATGATCCAGAAGAAGCTGCATGTTTAGATGCGCTAATAAAAGAAATTAATGACGACTTAACTATCGCATGCCAATTACCTTTTACCGTTCCTAAAAAAGAATTAGCTCATATTATACAAAGAGCAAAAGGTTACTTTTACAAAATATATGAAGATAGTGTAGAGCAGATGTATATTGCTTTACCAGCAGGTGCTCTTTCTAAACCCGAGTTTAAACAAGGTGTACCTTATGGTAGTGGTGCCAATCGTGAAGTTATAACTAATAAAGATAACATTAATAATCCAAGAGGTGTTGTAAAAATGCCATCAAGAGTATATTCAGTTAATGCAGTATTTGAGATAGGTGGCTTTAGTGGTGAAGATGGTGGTTTTGGTAGTAACAGTTTTAATGCAGATGATGTTGATTTTTCAATTGATAAGTTTATCTATGATGATGTCTATGGTGCAGGATTAGGAAGCGAAAATTTAATGTATTATGTTGTTAACTCATTATTTATGGATAATGCAAGACAAGTTCTTTTACCACAAATATCATATACTTATAATAGATTAACTAAGAAATTTAGATTTCAAGGTGAATTACCAAAGCAAGCTGTTATATTTGAAATATTTTCAACAATTCCTGATTGTGCATTATTCCAAGATGAAGCTTTTATTAGATACTGTATTGGTCAAGCTAAAATACAATTGGCTAGAATCCTAGGAACATTTTCTTTTAACCTTCCAGGTAACATTACAATTAATTATGATCTAATTTCAAGTGAAGGTAGGGAAGAAGTAGATAGAGTAGTTGAGGAGATTAAGAATGATGAAGGTGTTGATTATTTTTTCACTGGGTAATTATAATATAAAAGCTATTAAATAAAAAGAGAATATATAATAAAAATTAGTGTTTTATAATGATAAGAGATATTTATAGCCGAAGTATAGATGCGCCTAAATATAATGATCAAACATTGGAAGTAAGCGATACATTATCTCAGTTAATTATAAAGATAGAGAATTGTTTATTTACTAGGAAAGGTGATGTTCTAGGTTCACCGGGTATTGGTGCCAATTTAAATGATTTAATATTTTCATTAGTATTAAATGAAAACACGATACAAAACAATATTAATGGACAAATCGCTGCATACTGTTTACCTAACACAGGAGGTTTTACCGTAGATTGTAAAGTAAGTTTTTTTTCGACAGATGAAAGAGACGGCGCGTTTATTGATATATTTGTAAATGAACAAAGAGTTATAGGAGCTCTTTTTTAAAAAAGAAAATTGAATGTCATTTTTTAGTAAAACAAGAATAAAAGCAACTGAGCTATTTGAAGATTCCTTTGAATATCTCCAGCGTACTTATGACCAAGCAATAGAAACATTTACACCTGCATCACCGTTTGGTCAAGTGTTAACTGTGGTTGCCAACTTAGGAGAATTAATATTCTTTTATATAGAATCTATAGCAACAGAGTCTAATATTGCACGAGCTAGAAATATAGAGTCAATATATGGATTATCTAGATTAACAGGTCATGACCCTACACGAGGTATATCATCAAGAGGTATTATTGGATTACGTTTAAATACAAGTGCGTCTACTCTCCTCAATGGAGATTATGTACAAATTATGAATGGTTCCAGTTTAGAAATTAGCCAGAATAATTTAACTTACTTCTTAAAATTTAACAGTGACTTTATAAGACTAGATAAAACGACAAAAGATTTTGTCAATGTTGAAATAATACAAGGGGAAAAAGATGAGCAAAGTTTTACAGGTTCAGGTTTGCCATTACAAAGTTATAACTTAATTACAAAAGATCCTACCGATCAATTTTTAGTTGATGTTTTTGTAGATGGTGAATTATGGAAATTGGTAGATTCTATATATGATATGAACCCAGGTGAAAAAGCTGCAATGGTTAAAACTAGTGTAACAGGTGGTTTAAGTATATTCTTTGGAACTACCCAGTTTGGTATTTCTCCTGCATTAGGATCTCGTATAAGAGTTACTTATATAAAAACAAGAGGAGCGTCTGGTAACATTGGAGGAAAACAAATAGATATGAAATTTTCAGAACCAGGTACAGACCCATCCGGAGAAGAGGTAGATTTAAATGAAATTCTTTCTATGAATATTACAAGGAATCCAATGTTTGGTTCTGATTCTGAAGATCCTGCGTTTACGCGATTAATTGCACCTTATGCAAGTAATTCATTTGTATTAGCAAACCCAAATAATTATATTTACTATTTAAGTAAGTATGACTTCTGGTCTTTTATAGATGCTTACAATACAAAGAATGATGAATACTTAGATGATGACAATATTATTTACTTATTTTTAATTCCTGATGTAAGAAAGAAACTTACTAGTGATATTGATTATTTCAGTATTCCTGAAGTTGAATTTTCAATGACCGATGCTGAAAAGGAAATGACATATGAAATACTTAACAAGAGTGGACGACAGGTTGTTACAGCAGAAACTAGAATAGTAGATCCTATTATTAAAAAGTATGCATTAAATGTTGTAATCAGATGGTTTGAAAATTATGATAAAGATGCTATAAGAATTGAAATAAGAAAAAATCTAGATGAATATTTCTTAAATGTAAATAGAAGAGATAGGATACCTCGCTCTGATATTATTTCAATAATTGAAAATGTAGAAGGTATTGATTCAGTAAATGTTTTCTTTATTTCAGAAGAAAATGAAAATGCTATTAGAAATGGTTTTTATGAAATTCCTGTTTATGGAACAGATCCTATCACAGACCAAAAAGTATTAATTGAGAATAAAAAAATTGTATTAAAGAAAGGTGAAGATCCGCAATTAGGATTGGACAGTTTTGGAGATGTTGTAATAGAAAATAATGACTTAGCAATAATCAGAGGTGGTTGGACTGATAGAAATGGAACTTTTTATGAACCAATACCAGAGGCTAATAAAATAAGTTCTCTTAATGTATTCTATAAAGAAGAGATTCAAAATAATCTTTACAATAAAATACAACAAGAAAAGTACAATTCTGTAAAAAGAAATAGAGGTACTACAATTGCAACAGGAGTTAATGCTGCTGGTTTAAATACTGGTAGATTACAAAACACACCAATAATTAAAACCTTAAAAGACAAATAATATGGCAACAGTTAAAGATAATAATACAGGGTACCCTAGTTTATATAGAGCAACCCGCGAAGAAGGTTGGGTTTTAAAAAACACAGGGTTTGATTATGCTGATAATTTATTAAGAAATACAATGTCTTCATATATGTTCCAAAATCCTAACCTAAGAGAATTCTTAGAAAGATATTTAAATCCTATAATGGTATTTTATATTAATAGAGTTAAATATTTAAGAATTTATTTTAATTATGCAGTTCCTAAATGGTATCAAAAAATAAATTAAGAGATTGTGAATAAGTGGAAACATTTAATTTTCTTTGATAAAGAAGGAAAGAATTACAATATGGACTATGACAGTACTACTGACATGTGGTCCGGTGATATATTCTTGCCTCAGGTTTCTATTGATTTGTTTGAAGTAGGGCAATTATTCATTTTAGAAAAAATGATTAATGCAACAACCAATACTTTTGAATATGGCTACCCACATGAATCTACAGGTGCTACTGGTGGCTGTGAGTGGGAAGTTGAGTGGGACACTGAGCAGCCTAATGAAATATTTCTTTTTCAATTTAATAAAGATTTTAATACAGGTACCCAATCTGCATTAGTCCAAGAACCTGATGGTCCACCTTTAGTTAGATATGATAACATAAAAATTCCATTAGAGTTTGATCCTAATCAAACTATAAGCCCAGAAGGATTTATTATTAGTGATAACATAAAATCAGAATCATTACAACTTAATATTGCTTTTTCATCAGGTAGTGAAAATACTTATAAGAGAAAGCTTTTAATTGTTGACACATGTACAAATACTAAAATTGCAGAGTTTACTGTTTGGGCTGAGAGTATTGAGGAAGATGAAAGATTGAGAGTCATGACGCAAAACATGGGCTATAATGTTATTGCATCGGATAGTACAATTTTTAGAGATACTAATTTAAAAGAAGCATTACCTGACTTTGTAGAAATAAATTTAAAGCGTAAAGAAATTATGCTAGAGGGTAGTAATATTTACCCATTCATAGGCTCATATAAAGGATTAATAAATGCAATTAAGTTTTTTGGTTATAGCAATTTAAAGGTTAAGGAATTTTGGAAAAATGTAAATGCAAATTCTCCACAGTTTGGAAAGTATATTCAAAGTAATAGTGTTGATTTATTTTCGCCTACTGCGCAGTTTGATGATCTTAAGATAACCTTACCAAACAAAAACTTTAGAAAGACTAGTATGTTTAGTCTTATCTATAGAATTAATAAAATTAATCCTAATAAATTCACAGATGAGGATTTACCGGTTACCGAAGAAGTACAAGACTTTACTATAGAGGAAGTTTTAATTAAGTTATTTGGTCTAAAGAGAAAATTAGAAAACGAATATTTACCACTAAATGCTCATATTAAAGATATAACAGCAGAGGCTGATTTCTTTGGTTTATTGGAAGTAACTAATACAATTAGTAGGAATGCAAAAAATACAATTAAAGTAGGAATTAGTACAGACTTTAAAGTATCCCCTAGTTCATGTATTTATTTAGAAGATCTTAGAACCTTTGATAACTTTTGCTTAAAGGAAGCCGCTTATGTTGGAGTTACACCTGTTCATTCTGGTGCTATCATAAATTTTTGTAATGCTTATATTGCACCTCTTACTGCAGGAACTGCGGCGGTTGGCGCTAATATGATAGCAGGACCATATACACCAGGCCAAGTTTTACCTCCACCACCAATTGGGCCAGATGTTAACAGCATATTAGGAACACTACAGGATGGTGGTAATGTTTCAATCCAATCTGTAGCTGGAGTATACAACGCTTATTTTGCAAGATATGCACCAAACCTAAATAGAACATTAGCTGAATATGTACCAGGTGAATCCTCAAGAAGTTTACCTGACCAACCTGGAGTTAAATCAGGAGCGTTAATAACTTTAACTAATGATAGTTTTAATAATGTAACATGGAATAACATAGATAGTACATGGGATCAAATAACTAATGCAAATGATTTCTTTACTTTTGATTTTAATGTGCAAGGAGCAAACGTAGGAGATATTTATAAATTAACAGATCCCGCAACTTCAACTGGTGCTACACATACAGTGATACCCGGTGATACTATACAGTCAATCACAACTTCACTATACAACCAAGTAGCATTATTAAAAACTACACAGACTGATCCGTGGTTATGGTTTGATTGGTCTCAAGTAACAAATGACATTGGTCCATGTATTAGGTCTTATGGTAATGATGTTAATAGATTTGTACCATCTGTTGAATTAATTAACAGTGCAAGTGGTGGAGCTTATACAGAAACACAATTACCTGGTGAAACTTTATTTACCTGGGATGCTGTTGGTGCAGGTAACTTTACAGAAATTGAATGGACTATTTACAAAGATGCATCTGATATTTCCCCAGCATATTATTTTAGTATAAGAGGAGAAATTGGAACTTATGGAACCTTGCCTATTACATTACCTTATGTTGGTGATTATAGTGTAGAGATGAAATTGTTTGATTTATATAATAATATTTCATCATCAGTTAAACATTCTGCAATATGTGTAGATGAAAGAGAAGTAGAATATTCAGGATGGTATCAAAGTAGAAAAAGAAAATATACTTGGAATGTTGAAGGTAAGTATGTTTGGAACGATTATGGATCTTTATGGGATTTACCAATTGAACCTTCCATTACCTGGGATGAGGAAACTCCGAGTTTATATGATTCTTTAGACAGAGTTAATGCAATATTAAATTCTTTTGGTATAGGTACCCCTACTGATTTTCAATTAATGAACTATCAGAATAATGGTAAAGCTAGTTTTAGTGGACCTTATCAATGGAAAAATTTAAATGCGCCAACTTCTACGTGGAATAATACATACCACTTGTGGTGGGATATGACTGCAACAACTGGAGACACTCCTGCATTTTTCGAGTTTAGCCAAATACAACCTAATAGTTATTTAAAAATTGTAGATGCTGACGGGGTTACTGGAACTGAATATTTTGATTTTACTATTGATACTTTAAGTAAGGTAGTTAATCAACTTAACATAAGCACTAATAATATAATTAATAAGTATGTTTATAATCTTGTTATGAATGCAAGTGGTAGCCAAATTTATGTTCAAGCCGTATCTAGATATTATGGAAAGTTTGGTAATTTTAAATCAGTAGACATGGTTGATGTTAATGGAGATAGAATTTGTGAAAGTGGAACTGGTCTTACTGATTCCGGTAGCAGTTGTTTGAGCAGAATATATAAGTCAAGACAAAGTATATCAAGTAATCCAACCTGGAATACTGCTAAATTTATTAATGATGGAAGGACACTACCACCAATGACATGGGCAATGTTTGTCTATGATAAATGTAGAATTGTTGGTAAGGCTGATCCTAAATGGACTATCTCTAATACTACTAACTCATCCGTGGCTGATATATATTTTGAAAGCAAGTATTTAACATATCTTTTTAAAGACCCAGGAAAGTATATGATAACATTAGAACTTACTGATACAAATGGGAATAAATATAAAAAGGGTAGAAATATCGTAAATATAAAACAAATAAAACAAAATGGCAATTAGCGTAACAGAAATATTAGGAACAGATTCCTTATCCGGCTCAAGGCTGGTAATCAATGACAACTTTAATGTTCTTGCAAGTGAGATTAATTCAATGGAGGTGTATTTTTCACCATCTGCTGGAACTATCACTAATTTAAATAATCTTTCATCAGAAGCATTAAGAGTAGGTTTAAGTACAATACTACTAGATATTAATTCTAGTACATTTGATATTTTAACAAATGTTAAAATGACTGGTAATTTAAATATGACAGGTGCTGGTATATTTAGAAATGATACAAACATTCAAACACTTAATGATGTATTGGCAGGTGGAAGCCCAATCCCAGTAGGGACAAGCACAGCAATACCAGCTTATACTATGAATAGGGTTGGTAATTCAACCGCTTCACCGATAGCAATTACTTTAAATAGTGGAAGTATAGGACAAGAAATTTTCTTTATTTATACTGAAGGTAGTGGTGATGTTGTTATTTCAGGGGTAGCAAGTAACCTAGTATTACCTGGTGCTACAACAAGCCCAAACAAATTAACATTAAACGCAATAGGACAAAGTGTACATTTGCTAGCTATTGATAATGACCAAGGGCAGGCGGTCTGGTTCCTAGTAGGTGGACAAGGATACGTAATAGCATAATAATTAAAAGATAAAAACTATACATGGCAACAACGCCCTTAATCAGAACACCACAGGCAGACGGAGGAACTTTTTATACATTTTCTTCTGCCGCTAAAGACTTATCTAGGACTCTCAATAATGATGGTCTTAAATTAGTCTTTTCTAAATTTGTGCTTTTAAATTTACCAGACTTTGATAAGTTAGAAAGCAATCCAAATAATCCATTTGGTAACAAGGAAAACTATATGCAGTTTGATACTATTGATGGTGCAATATGGAACGGTGGCTTAAAAGGTGATCCTAATGTTAACTTTACTGAAAGTCTTCAAAATTACGCGCTAAATATAGAAGAACTTATTATTAGTGATCCAACTTATGATAATACTACAAACTTATCTGTAACCGAAAGAGTATTCTTTAAATGGTTAAAAGAATGTGGTGCATTAAGATTTAGAGCAGCTAGTGAATTAGAAAAATCAGGTACTGCAGAAGGTTTAAGATTTGTTGAAGAAGATGAGGCAACAACAGGAACTAGGCAATATAGAAGAGTAGTAAAATATATTGGGGAAATTGATATTGTAAATAATGTAGACAGGGCCGGAGAGGCGTATACTGAATTGTATATTAATGTACCAACAGAAGTAGGTGGAACTCCCACTATCCTCTTTGATTCAGTTTCTGATGCAAATTACCAACCATCTTTAACTATACAAGGATCAAGTGAATTCATCTTAGGTAGAAATTCTGCAACTATACATCCACAAGGATTAAGCATAAGTGCATTTTATGATTATGATAACCAATTACAAGGATTAGGACCTGCAGGTTATACTGATCCTGATGCAGATTGGATGGGTCTAGGGCCAGGTGTTACTAGTGCAATTACTAATGCATACTTTACAGAGCCTTCATCATTCGAAAGCGTGCTTAATGCTGAAATTATAAAATATAAAGGAGATTACAATAACCCAACAGGTTATATTGGATCTGCTTACCTAAGAAGTGAGTTAGATGGAATTAGTGTAGATTTTAATCCTAATGATTATGAACAGATAGTAGCTGATAATACAGTAAGCACAATACCACAATTCAACGGAACTGGGCTGTCTCAATCATTTGAATTTAATGCAGTATTAGTTTATTATGATATGGTAGATCTTAGTGACTCTACTAAAACAACTACTAACTTATATGGATTATTATTATTAGATAATGTAACACCAACAACAGATGGTGGTTATATACAAAGATATCCTAAATATAAACCTAACCTAGTTACTGGACAAAACGGTAATAGTTATGGTTTTAAAATTAATTTAAGATTTGATGCGTCCCCAGGTAGTGCAGGTATTGATACAATTATTAATGATTACAATACCTTTTCAATGGGACTCTTTTCAGATGCATCTGCACAATTGCAAACATCTGCACAAATATTCCAAAGACAGCAATTAGAGATTGCTGATATTGAGGTTAGGTTAGCTGCAGTAGAAAATACTTTAAATGCTGTTAGTACTTCTGCATTCTTACAATCACAAATTGATAGTTTGCAATCTCAAATTGATAATGCATCCTTAGCTTTTGCAAGTAGCACTACACTTTTAGATTTAATTGCTAAGAATTCAGATGAAATTCAAATGTTAGCAAATGGCCAAGTTTCAACTACGCTACAATATAATACTGCCGTGGTAAGACAAGGTTCTGGTATTACTGTTGATACTAATACACCTAATCAAATACACGTATCTAATAATGTACAAGCTTATAATTTTATGTTACCATTTGATAATTCAGATGTTCAAATAACAACAGCTGCACCATTAAATATAAATGTTGTAGCTCCACAAGTGTTTACTACATTAGGTACATATTCAAACATGCTAAGATTAGATACTATTAATCAAGCAGGTGGAGATTTAGATATTTTTATTGATGATACTACAATTACATGGAAGACTGGCCAAACAGTAAGATTAACATTTAATAATATACTTCAAATAGGATCTAGAGATATAAGAATATTTACAGATGCACCAAGTAGATTAAATAGTGGAGCATTTGGAAAAATAGCAGCAACTATACCAAATGCAAGTTTGAGTGATATTCCAATCATTGATTTGATTTGTACAGAACAAGGAGTGTTAACATTCGTATATGATATAGTTAAATAAATAATAAAATTGAAACCTAGATAATGGCTGAAAATAATTCAATACAAACTTTGCTTCCAGAATTGTTAAGACTCTTTAACAATTCACTGGAGAGCTTTGAGAAAGTTAATCAAGCGATTACTTCAAGCAGAGATTCTGTAACTGTTAACATACAAAATAATGATGGGACTAATTCTAGGCTTACTATACCAAGTTTTGGATATCTTAAAAATTCAGTTGATAGGTTAAATACAAATATTAATACTATAACTAATTTTAATGATGCTAATAGCTCAATAAGATTACCAGATGGTACGTTTAGAAAATTAGTATTAGCTCAGTTGCCAACTGAGGCCGCTGACTTAACTACAATTAATTCAGTTAATGAATTCAATATAAAGCCTAACTGGTTCTTTGAAGAGTTGATTAATCCATTACTGTATATCTCATTTGATATTACCGGACAGGCTCCTATTGATACCGAGAGGGCTATCGTACAGCGCTATATTTTAAATACTAATAGTCAAAGTAAAATTAATTATTTTGAAAATGAATATAATGGAAGCTCGGAAATTAATTATAATAAGTTTTTACAACAGATAGTTGAAAAGAACATATCTTATGTATTAGATGAAGCAGTAGTTGATCTACCGCCAAGAGACAAGAGATTTTCAGGTAACTTTAGTGTAATAAGAATTGGTGAAGAAAGTATAACAGAAACAGTTAATGGTGTTGAGCAAACAACTATCCAAAAACTTTATAAGCTTAATAAAATATTTTATACTGATTCAGAGGCTGATTTTGCAGATACAGTCCAACTAAAAGTAGGTGATAGCTTAGAAGTTGTATCTACACCAGTTGATACAAGATATACTGTAACACAAATTGATTCAAGTACTAATTCTGTAACAGTGAGATTACAAGAAGGGTCTAGAACTATAAGTATTGGTGCTGATGTATTAAAAGTTGGGTCTTCATTAAATGACTTATTAGAAGTTGATGTTACTGTAGGATTTAATGAAAGGTGTGTAACCTTTGTAAAGCCTATTGATCCTAATTCAAAAATACCTGCAGTTAATTGGTCGCCGGGTAGTGGTTTTTATACTAATGATTTAAACACAATTGATTCAAGCGGTAACCTACAAAACTTAGCTGATTATTATCAAAGAAATGCTGTTGATTTTGGAAGGTACTTATTATCATTTGCACAAGATAAGATGCCTACTAGTAGAGAAGGATTAATACCAAATGCACCAGTGTTATCATCAGATGATTTTACTGTATCTTTAATTAATGCACAAGTTAGTAAGTCAGATGCTATAGTACAACTCGTAGATTTAAATAATCAGAAAAATACTGTTCAGGCTACTTTAAGTGAATTGGATGTTTCAATAGCTCAAAGTAGAGAAAGAATACAAACAACTAATTATTCAACTGAGGTTGAGCGAGATGCAGATAAGAATGCATTACAAGGTCTTGTTACCGAGAAAGGGTCTGCGGCAAAACTTTATTCATCAGTAGTTACTGAGATAAGTGCATCTGCAAAGGATAACTCCGTTAAGAGTATATCACCTAAATATAGAGTAAGAGGATTTTGGGCAATGCCACAAGAAAAGTCATTCCCTGCAACTGGTGTTCAGGATATTATAAAATTTCAATATCGTTATAGATATCTTTCTGCAGACGGTGCTGCTAACCCTGTGAGTCAATTTTCATTTACAGATGGCAGTGGTACAAGCCAAGGTGCATTTTCAAATTACATTGTTGTTGATAGTGTAGTAAGACCTAGAATAAAAAATTCAGTAACAGGAGTATATGAATGGGCCCCTATTAATGATGATAATGCTGACTCAGTTAATATTAATCAATTAGACATTCCTATTAGAAAAGGTGAACAGGTAGAAATACAAGTAAAATCCATATCAGAAGCAGGTTGGCCATCTAATCCATTAACAAGTGAATGGAGTGATGCAATAAGAGTTGAGTTCCCAGTTGATTTAAGTTCTGATAATGCAACCGAAGCAGTGTTAGCACAGAACCAAGCAGATTTAGCATTAGTTTTATTGGAAGAAAATTTAGAAGCTATGGGATTACCTACCCATTTAAGTAGTTCATTTACTGCTAATGAAACATACTTTGCGCATTCAACTCCAGTAATAGCTTCAGGATTTTTATCAGAAAATCAAACCCCTATTGATTTATTTACTAAGTTAACAGAAATGCAAAATCAATTAGATTTATTTGCTGAAATTTTAAATAATGCTGTTGGTGAATTAAATACTACATTAGTAGATGATGCAGGAAATACTTTTAGTTTAAGAAGGAATGCAATTACTAATATTTTTGCTGGATTTTATTCACAAGAAGTAGATGGTTTAGATGATCCTAGAGGAGCGATTATAACTAAAACATATTTTATTAATATTGCAAATACTGCACAATCAACATTACAATTAATATCCAGAGTTACTGGAGGTAGAGCAAGGATGGTAAATCAATCTGAAAACCCTTCATATACTCTAAACGATGTATCAAGCGGTAGTACAATTTTACCAGCAACATATTCATGGTTAGATAACAGTGCAGTTAATCAAAAAAATGGTAGAGCTACATACAGGTCTGATGATGTTGATTATAATGTTGTTAGAAAATATGATCTCACACCTATTTTATTAACTAATCCAAATGTAACAGCAGCCACAGCATATGGGCAAACTGTTTCATTGCCACCGTTTCAATCAACACAAAATAAAAATCAGTTTATTTATAGTAGATTTAGCGACGTATCAAATGATGATACTTTTTACAGTTATATAAACCCAAGTGCAACAGCGTACACTCTTAATTTAGATACTATAGAAAATTTCTATAATGTAACAGCTGCTTCTAATGTAGGTAACCCAACTGCTGAATTTATTTGGGGTGGTGGTTTCCTACCATCAGGTTTACCAACAACAAGAGCTTCATATTTTGCAGGGGACAATGTAGTTTCGGTTTCAATTGCTCACCCATGGTTAACAAATTATACTACATATAGAAATGCATACATAGCATTGACTGGTGATACTCAAACCTTACCGGCTAATATACCTGCAGGTGGAATTAACTGTACAACAGGAAACGCTGTGCCAGCAAATCCAGGTGTTCCTGATATTAATAGTGGAATAGGAACTGCTGCTGTGTTATTTAGACAGTCTAAGTTTGCACCATTACCATCAAGTAATACTTTTGGTCGCCAACAAGGAATGTATTTAAATGAAAATGTTACTGACTTGGCTAATCTTACAGTAAGTCTTGGGACAATTAACTTTGATCCACCGTTTAATACTCAGATATTGCAACCTAGCCCATCGCTAACAGTTGCAAATTTAGAAAATCTTTGGGATCCAACTAGTGGTAATTACATTACAGGTGGTTATGATAGAAATTCAAAGTCATCATTTGAAAATTTTGACCAATATACTTTAGGTAAGCAATCATGCGGATCTTATTTATTCATATCTGCTGATAATCATGAAAATATACAAGTAGATGGTGACTCTATTCAATCGTTTGAGAATATTCAATTTGGACAACAGAATTCGATTAGTGTTCCTTTAGTTTTTCAATATAGAATGACTGATTATTTTGGTGTTACAACCGGGAGCGGTTTAGGTAATATTGGAGGTGATTCAACTGGATCTACTGTTAATCTTACATATGCAAAAAGAATAGGTTTTGATTTATTTCCAAATAATTCTGATGTTGTACAATTTGATATTGAAGTTTCAGCTAAGTATAGATCTGATAGATTAAGTATTGATAATTTCCCTAAAGCAACTGTTACAAAAGGACTTAATGATTTAGAAAAGGTAGTGGCAACACTGCAGCCTTCGATAACTCAAACTACCGTAACTCGTGGTGGTGGTGCAACGGGCGGAGGCGGTCGCAAAAACTTCAGTGGTATTGTAGCACCTAACTAATAATCTGTAATTACTTCAGATTTATTTTAACTTTATCTTTGGTGAATAAATAAAAAAAGTGAAAGATAAATGGCTGAACAACTGCTTGATAAAGCATCATATAGTATTATAAGGACAAATCCTAAATTAACAGGGAATGTTAAAGTAGTATCTGATGGAACAGATATTTACTTAGAATCATTTAGTGCCAACACTAGATTGTCTTCTCAGAAATTTAAAGCCTTTAAGGTTGATGGTACTAGTACCTATGACCAAGATGTCTTTAGGTTTTTTGACAGTGGTAAATTCCCAATAGAGGCGGCGTATGAAATATTTCAAGAATTTGAGGATACTGCTGTACTTTCAAATTATAGAAATCAATATGAAATGTTTTATGCAGCAGGTACTAGATCTATTGCATCCGAATCATATTCACAAAGTTTAGGAACACTTGCACCGCTATGGTTAAATGATCAAATGCCTAGTGCCTTTGTAATATTTAGATTAGATGGCCCAGCTGCTGTGAATAATGTAAAAGCCTCTACTGAAAATGAAAATGCTACTAATGCACAAACATCTGCTAATTTTTCAAAACAAGTTTTAGAAAATTGTACTGCAATTAAAACTTTTGATTTAACTGAAGGTACTGCGTTAGGATCTTATATTAGAAATTACAGAAATCAAGAAACTTTTCCAGAGGTACCACTTAATATGACATGGAGAAAAGATGAGCCAATTCTTTGGAATGGTATATCTTATAAATATGGAGGCTTTACTAGCAGTGGTAATTTTGCATATAAAGACTTAATAGTAAAAGATTCTACTATTATGCAAGATGATTATTTATTTACACAAGGATTTCAAAATAATGGAATACTTTTAGCTAATCTTTTAAATTTAGAATTTTTATTTGATGATCCAACTGCTGACGAATATTCTATTAACAGATATTTTGGTATGTATGTTAATGAAGTGGAGGAAGGTCAGTTTGATTTATCTGGAGAAGCGTTCTTTAAAAATACAGAAAAAAGCCAACTGCCAAAAATAAAAACTATTACTGAGGTTTCACAATATTTAAATACACCATTTGAAATTACAAATGAAAATGGTGTATTATTATTTTTGGATCCAAGTAAGACAACTACTATTACTGGCCTACCGACACCAACTCGTGTTAATGATGTTGAATCTGTTTTTTATGTTAAGGATAAAGATGATGATTTTCATACAATTAAAAAAGGCTCTACTTGGGGAGAAAATCAAATTAGATTATTTGATACAAAGGTAGACGTATCTTTATTTACAGGTTATAAATCACCTGATACTTTTGCAAACGCAAGTATTATTAGTCATCTTGGATTTGCCCAGGCATATTTAAAAATATTAGATAATGTAGTTGAAGGTTCTCGTATATCTTTATATGATGGAATTAATTTAACAGGAACTATAACTGCTGATAGTACGCTAGCTACAATACCGGGTAAATCATTTGAAAAGTTCTTTAATCCAAACGGAACTATACAAGAAGTTGCACAATCTTTAACATCTGCTATTAATAAAGGTATAAATGAAAATGATAGATTTTTTAATGCTACTTACAATGATAGTACTGTTTACATTAAGTCAAGACTTAGTGGTAGTAGATTTAATCAATTAAAATTTGAAATGGATAGCGCATATCCTGAGCAGTTTGAACAAATAGAATCATACCCACAAACAACCGTTGCAACACCTATGCAAAACTTTGTAGGTGGAAATAATGTAACTGATAGTTTAATAAAAGTTGAACTAGGAGACCAAGATAGATTTGTAAAAGGTAACTTTGTACAAACTACTGGTAATTATGCGGTTATTGGTGATTGGGTACCATACACTGAAGAACCTATATTTGATGGCTTTAATAGAATTATAGGTTATACTGATATTGATAAGTATGCAGTAATAACATGTAATGATAATCAGATAATGATTACACGATCTAATCAAGTTGCGCTATATTCAGATTATAAACCATCATTTGGTAGATTCTCATTTTTTGAAGTAAGAGATTTTGATTTTGATTTTTATAGTACAATGTACAGCCAAGAAGGTGAATTAGATTATGAGTATGCTGAATACAATCAAACCACACCAGGAACTACAACATTAGTAGGAATAAGCACTAATCCGCAAATTAAAGATTTTTATTCTAACGGTGGTTTTTATAATCTTATTGGGTTGCTAAATGACAATGAAAAACAAAACCCTAATGATGAATACATTGCTAGTGAATATATCAGATTAGAAGAAAACTTTTTAACTTCTTTAGCTAGTGTATCAAGAATTGCTCCTTATATTAATAAATGGGCATGGTTTAATGATGGTAAAGATGTGAGAAATCACCCATATAGATTAGATGTTAATTTAGCATTTGGTTTAAATAACTTTGCACCATCAAAATGGGATATAGTACAAGAAGCTAGTGGATTTAGCCATGAATGGTATTATCTTTCTGAATTTCCACAATACTTTACACAAGATGCAATTAAGAGTTCATGGAGTTATATTGACACTGCACCAACTGATAGTATAAATCCAAATCCTATCACAGGACAAGTTTTTGTACCAGGAACTTTTCAAGATATTACAAAGAATTATTTTGATGATTATTTTATTGTAGAAAAATTTACAACTGGTGGAATTACTGAAATTGATAGGCAGTTAAGATACGGTAGATTTAATGGAGGAAATGAAAAGAATTTTGCAGAATCATTTTTGCGAGGTGTTAGAATTATTGCAAAAGATAAAGCTATAGGTTCACAGAAACCTGATTTTGACGCAAGATCATTATCATATGTTAGAAACGGTAATTTTAATGATTATCGCTTTTCAGCTATGCTAGTACCTAACTTACCTAATAAACCTGAGAGTCAAATTAAGTTTATTAAAAATGAAAAATGGAAAACTGTTGTTATGTTAATTTCAGTAGACTATGCAGATGAATGCTTAAATAATTCTGGCGATTCTATAATAGATAGAACAACTTTATATTCTTTAAATAGTTCTTTTGTAACAGATGCGACTTGTGCACCAATAACAACTGGAAATCCACCTGAATATGATTATACTGATAACCCGCTGAATGGTGCAATAAGCTTTAATGGATCTAGCTTTGACAATTCAACTGGGCTATTTACAATAAATGGTATTCCAAATAATAATGGCCAAGAAACTGAATTTATTAATGACTTAAGAGTATTAGCAGACGGTTCTTATGGTGATATAAAATTTTCAGTAGGCCTAGATGATTATGTAATTGCTGGTATTCAAAAAGTAATATCATCTAGTCAATTTATATGTACTAAAGTTAGTAAGAACGGTATTCCATACACTTTGCCTAATCCTCTACCAACACAGTTCCAATTAAGAAACGCATCTTATACAGTTGCAGATAATGGATATCTTCAGTTTGCAAATAGATTAAACGCAGTTAGTTTTGGTCAGATTTTTAATGCAGTTAATCAAGGTAACCCTAATGTAATATATGAAACTATTGCTAAGGACGGTTCACAGGTTAGAAATACTGATGGTACACTGGCTCAAACATTTGGAATAGAACTTAGAGCTCAAACTGATATTCTTAAATCTATTTATGTTGGCGTATTACCAACTCCGGCTAAACCAACTGAATTTAATTTAACTGATGTAGTAGGTTATGATTTATCTTTACAGAAGACTCCTAACATTACACCAATTGCAAGACATGCTGGTTATTATGCACCTTACGCGTTGCCATTACTTTCTTTCAGAGATCCTTATATGAATATAGATTTTGATATTACTGGTAGCAGAGACGATGAGGCATATGAGTTAAAGGTGTTAGAGCTATGTAAATTTAAAAATACACAGTTTAATAGTGCGGATCCTACCTTTGGACAAATACCAAATTTCTTTTATCATAAAATAAATGAGCAAGATCCATCAACAGTATTAGAGCTGTCTAAAGAAAGCGCATTCCCTAGTTTATATCCTCTGATTAATGAGATAGGTATTGACTATAAAGAGTTTTATACATTTTCATCTAACTGGGAACCTTCTTACTTTACAAAAAGTATTGATAAGTCTCAAATAGAAGATGTTATCGGTACAAGATCAATGTTTGAAAGAAAATCATTTTTTGGTTCTAAATATTTGAAAGTTCCAGAGGTTATTATTTTAGAAACATTTGAGCCAGATCCCTTTGTGAAAGCAGCAATAAGACAACCTGATTTAATAGATGGTACATTTATGTATAAAGATACGCCAACAGTTACGTTAAATAAAAAAGTAATAAATTCAAGATCTGCGTTGAAAACAAGAGCTGTGCAAAATGAAAAACCATTTCTACCAGCTAAAAAATTTACTCGGGAAATTAAGAAGGTTCCATCAACACCTACTATTGAATTTTACTTATTTAATCAAAAAAGATTAATGGAATATTTGTTTACTCCAATTAAAGCTCAATTTGAAAAATATGTTAATAAGTTATATGGGTGGGGCGATTTAGAAACTTTAGATGATGATGTAAATCAATATATTAGAGAAAATATTCTAAAGCTTTACAAAATAGATAAGGTAGAATTTTATACATTAGCAAGTAGAAAAAGAGGAGCATCTACATTTACTACTGCTGAACTAACAGACGCAGAGAAAATTGAAAATGGCTTAACTATTAATAATAGTGTATCATCAAAAACCATAAATACAAACCCATTTGATTTAAGGCTAATATATAATAAAAGAACAGGTTTCTCTGAATCATTTGGTTTTAGTGTTACTATAGTTAAAAAATAAACAAAAAGAAATGCCAATTACTATACAAGAAATAATAGCATCAGATACTATTTCACAGTTTGTTGATAAGACCAACTTTAACTTTGATCAATTACTGCTTAATGGTGGTGGGCCCGGTGGTCCTATTGGCCCTATAGGTCCTACGGGTCCTGGTGGAGGGAGAGGACCTAAGGGTAGTACTTGGTATGAAGATGAATCAACGGTATCACCAGGTTTAACACCTAATGCTGCACCACCTACATCTACGCCGTTTGATAAAGATTATTATTTACAATTTAATGGACAGGTTTGGGAATATAATGGAACTTTAGCAGTTTGGGATATTACCACGATAGATTTACAAGGGCCTGCTGGTGCTGCAGGTGGAGGTGGAGGATTTGGTTTAACTGTAGGTTCACCTATTATAAATCAATCAAACATAAGGTATAATGGACCGATAGGTCTTAATGATGGTGCAAATGCTACGAATGAAGGTGTTCCTTCTGTATTAATAGGCGGTGTTACTTCACAAACAGCTGCGTTGGCCGGCCTTCCTTTTACTGGTGCTTATATTGTACCTGATGATATTATTGTTGCCAGCAGTTCTCCTGAAACTTCGCTATTAATTCATCAAAAAAATTCTCAAACTAAAGGTATTGTGTTTCATGGCGGTGCTGACATTGGAAGTGGTGATAATTTTGAACAAGTTGACCCTACTCAACTAAGTAATATTGGAATATCTGTTGATGATGCTTTAGTGCTAAATGTTCCAAAGGTTCCACCAACTAGTCCTACTACACAAAGTGAATTTATAGGTTTTCAAGCATTAACTCCAAACAGATCTCAACAATTTTTTGCAGGTTCTGATATATCAATACAAAGTGGAACAGGTTCTCAGAGTATTGGTTTTGCTGGGCAACATTCAAACATTGAAATTAATGTTGGAACAGGTGGAACCCAAGGTGTTGGAAGTTTATTCAGAACATTAACACAAGGTAGTATAAGTACTACATTATTAGAGGCCGGTAATAGTAGCCAAATTTCATTAGTCACAAATCAAACATTACAAACTGGTAGTTGGCAAGTACAGGCAGGGGAAATTAGAATGGTTAGTTCAAGTACGAAGAATCTTGGATTATATTCAGGTGGTAATCTTAGATTAAATACTTTAGATAGCGGTGGTAGTTCTACAGGTACTGGTAGCATTATCGCATCAGCTGGATCCGGTGGTATTAATTTAAATTCTACAAATTTAGGTAACCTTAATGGTAGCGCCTGGGACATTGGCTTTACTGCGACTAATACAATTGTTAGTTCTGCTACTGATAATCATGATTTAAGAACTGTAGTTGGTAATTTAAACATAACACAACTTGATACAAATACTTCTGGTGGTGCAACTACGAGTGGTAAGAATATTGAAATTACTGCAAACGCAAGCAGTAAAGTTGGTACATCACCTGCCACACAAACAGTAGGCCAGATTAGAATAGCAAATAAAACTAATATAATATTAGGAAGGGAAGGGACTACTAATTACCAACAATATCCAAGTATCATAATAGATCAAGATTATTATGACACCCAACCGGCCAAGGTGCAACCTCACACTAGGTTTACTGGAAAGCAAACATGGCAATACGCAAAATCTGGTAATTCCACGATAGTGTATTCCTCAACGAGTGCCGCACAACAATACAATCACCTTGATGGTTTGGTTGGATCGGAAGTTTTCAGACAAACCGGATCAAATCAATATACATCAATTGGGACAGGTGCAAGTATGGAAATGTGGCGAGCAGGAATTGTAAACACTGGTGGGGTTAATAATGGCATTATGTCTGGTGTAATACAAATACGACAAGGTAGTGAATTAAACCAATATGCTTCGCAAGTTCAAGGCACTGCATGGGATTATGGAAATGCCACAAAATTAGCCTATGATAGTACACTTAGTTTAACTATAAGAGATGATTTCTACACAGACCCACAATCAAATGATAAGCAGTACTTTTCTGTTAACACAAATAAAACTGCAATAGGAAATCCACTTGTATTAAATAGAACACAAGAACAATCCACTTATGGTAACATCGCGCCACTAGCAGAATCTGATTTTACATATACAGCAGGCTCGTCTGCTGAAATGCAGCAAAACAGTCCGCTATGGGGCTTTGATTTTAGGAATAATCCACAACCTGTTAGTAATCAAACAACGTTTGCAGGTATGCCAACAACTGCAGATTTAACATCACCACTGATAAAACTACAATTTGGACTCGGTGTAGGTAAGTTAATTGGAGTAACTAGTGGGCAAATGAATCTTGAAACTGGCACACCTGGGTTTAATGCAGCTGGTGTAGATGCAAGTTTCGGGTTTCCACCAGGAATGTACCCAGGTCAGCGTATAACTTTAATAATTGAAAATTATGCAGTAAGAGGAACAATAGCAGGCACAGGTGTCCCTGGACAACTTGCTATATTTTATGGAGATATAAGAATAAATATACCAACAAATAGGATTGCAACTACAGAGGCTGGTTTAGCTTCAGAAAGTTGGTATTATGACGGCGGCGTTAATACAGATGAATCGTATGCCATTACCAATGAGTGGCCAGGAACTAATCTTAGAAGAAATTACGTACAAGTTGTAAATTCTACGAGTAATGGAGCGACGGGGCTGGCTAATGATGATACTGCAAATTGTGTAACTAAGACAATAGTATTAGACATGATATGGGATGGTACTGTTACTAGTTCATGGGGATCAACATTTAATGTAAATCCTGCCACACCGGTTGCAGGTTCGCCTTATCAACCACTCAATACCCTTGGAAGCGCTGGAGTTTGGACACAAGCTGGTTGGCGTATTATTTCAGAAACAGAGGGGTTATTCAAAGACCCTACCGCAAGGTATGGTAGAAATGTATGGACTCCGTTTCCATAATTAATAAAATATTAATATTAAATTTAATAAAATGACAAAGAAAGAAATAAAAGATTTAAATGGTTTTATAAGTAGATATAGGGAAATTCAACTTTCATTAGATCTAATGCAAAAGAGCATTCAAAGTTTAGCAAAAAAACGAGACGACCTCTTCCTAGAAGTAGATGCCATGAAAGTTAAAGAAACTAAGTTTATTAAAAAAATTGCAAAAAAATATGGAGCTGCAGAGGTAACACCTAATAAGCTACTTAAGTATATAGAATAATGATATTAATTATTAAAAATATTCTTGGTATTCTGACAGACCCAAAGAACACGAGAATGTTTTTACTGGGTGGTATTGTAGTGTTGTTATTTTTATTAGTTAGACAATGCAATGAAACCGAATATGCAAAGGGAGAAGTAACTAGGTTTCAGAATAATTTAGTTGCAGCTAATGATACTATACAAAATTATGTAAATGAGAAAGGTGAAGCTGTTGGCGAAATCAAGGGATTAAGTTTATCTTTAGAGGAGTTAAGAGATAGTCTAGATTATGAACAAGGAAGGCCGCCTATTACTATTGTTAAATATAAAACTATAATAGAAGAAAAGATTATTGAAGTACCAGTTAAAACTAAAGATACTTTAATAAAGCAAGGCAAAGAAAGTTTTAATTCCATGCTAAGCTTTACTTCATTAAATAATTGGCAAAAAAGCTCAAGATCTATAGATGTAGATTTACCTTATAGTTTTACAGATAGTTTAACTTTTGGATCTGCAACAATTGGACTTAAGCAAAATATATGGTTAGATGCTACGCTGTCACAAGACATGCAGTCAAAAGAAATTTTTATTAAATTAACTTCTGATTACCCAGGAACTACATTTAATAATACACAAGGAATAATGATTGATCAAAAAAGCTCTGAATTTAAAAGCCTTCAGTTGCAAAATAGAAAGCCATTTGGTTTAGGAGTTAATATAGGAATGGGAATAACTGGTGATGGTACATTTGGCCCGTATATAGGACTGGGTATTTCCTGGAATCCAAAGCTTTTACAATGGTAAATAAATAGAATAGAATGGAATCATCAAGGTTTATACAAATATCGGAAAACATACTTATAGAATATATCTATACTAGTCAGACTGCGCCAACAACTTTTAACACTGGAACTTATCCAATAGAGTTAATGAGAGACAGTCAAACAAAAGGTACTTATTTATTTAATACGAATGTAGACGATTCACCAGCAGTACCACAGTTGTGGACTGAACAAGGAAATTATCGAGATAGATCAGCAGTCAGTAATAATATTAATAAGACACAGTATGTTTCTTTAAATACTAGCATAGGAGTTCCTTACAATGATTCAGTAAATTTTTTAACTGATACAGTAAACCTTCAGCAAACATTTAATCCTGAGCTTGATGTTGTATATGATACCGTAAGAGTTCATTTTGTAGCAGGATTTAATTTTGCAGGATATGATGGTTTAGTTGCTGAAGTGTTAGCACCTAGGAGAGATGGTGTAATGCTTAACTTTGCATCAGTAAATTTTAATAAGTTAGATACACCAACATTTAATGCAGACCCTTTACTATTAGCTGATAAATTATATGCAACCTATATTGAATGGAAAATACCATCTTTATTTTATGCTAATAATTTATTTGATGTGGCTGACCCAAATGGTTTAGCATATAAGATAACAGAAGGGCAAGGTTTTTTACCGTCACCACCAATCACTTTAAGAATTAGTGGAATTTATGAAACTATTATACAAAATGCATATTCTTTTTATCAGATGCAGGAAATTAATTCCGTATCAATATTAAGTAGAGATATCTATGATAATTTATATGCACAGGTAATTCAATCAACAGCTGGAGATTACTTTGAATTATCAGGAGAAGTTACAGGTTCTACTTTTGCTGATTTTATTGCAAGATTAAATGCCACAGGTGGGCAGTATGTAGTATTTCATGAAATAAGTGTAACAGAACAAATAGGAACAGTGTTTACACAAACAAGTTTTCAGGTAATTTCACAGACTCAAGATTTTGATGAACCTATATTATTTAGACCAATTATTAAAAATGCAAACTCTGCAATTTCTTTTTCAATTAATTATGTATTACGACTATATAATAAATTTGATGCTACACAGATAATTAAAAATGCTAAGTTAACTTCATTCCAACCTCAGCAGTATGGAAGACAAATGATACAACTTAATTTAGGTGTTGTGCCTACTGTTGCTAATGTATACAATCAAATTAGTAATGATAATGGCAAACAAATTGTAGTTGGTACAGAAACTCCTGCTGATAATAAAGCAAACACATCTGAACAAATAGCAGAGAAGCTAGTTGTAAAAACAAAATATGTAACTTCATTTAGAGATAGGTTAAATATTAAAGCTGCTATATCACCAGTTAAAGTTCAAACAATAACAGATGAAACTATACCTAGACCTAGTTTCGGTACAGTTGATAACAGTGCTAAAAAAGCTAGATTTGAATTTAAGTCTAAACCAAAAACAAAATAATTCATGAGAATTAATACTAATATAGCTGTAACTAAAACTCAAAAGGAATATTTCCAAAAGTTTGTTAACTTATCAGTTAAGGAAGAGCCATTACCACAAGGTGACGGTATAATTAGAATATCGCCTTTTGATGATTATTTTCTTTTTACTTTATTTGATGAAGTAGAGGGAGAAGACACACCTATTGATCTGAGTAATGTAGGTGACATTTATATTAACTTTATTGGCACAACTGATGAGATAGATGTTAAAAATCATACGCAAGTTGCCGAGGTTGATTTATCACAAGGCCAGGTTTTATTTAAAATAACTAAATCAGATAGCAAGAAAATCATAGCATTAGATAATAACAATTTTTATATTTCAACAAAAATGATTAGTGCATTAGACGATTCTATTTCTGATGAGTCTATTCTATACCAAGGACTATGGTTAGCTTTTAATGATGCAAGTAGATTGTCATTAACTTCTAAAATAGAAGAACAGAGAATAGCATATAGCGAAGAATTGGCTAGATTAAAAGAAGAAATAAATGCATGTAATAGAGACAATAAAGAATTAGTAAATTCTGCAAGTGAAGATAGTCTAACAATACAGTCATTACAGAATAGCAATGATGAGTTGACAAATGAACTTGCACGACTAAGCGCAGACTTATCATCTACACAAATTGAATTAGTTAACAGAAATGCAAAAGAAGCACAAAGGTTAGCAGAATTAAATAAAACAAAAAAACAGCAAATAAGAGCAATAAATGAAAATGCAGTAGTTGCTCAGACTGGTGCAATTAAGCCAGAGTTTTATATACAGGCCGCTAAGAATCTACAGAATTTTACTACTGATGCTAATCCTGTGTCAACACCAATATCTACAAATAATGGTAGAGGCAGAGACAATTTCCAAAAAGAAATAGATGATGGTTTTGATCAATTTTAAAAACACATATTAATATATTATGATATTAAGCGCTAGAAATAACCAATTTAAGTTTGATTTTCCTAGGAATTTTATACCTAAACCAATTGCAGAAAAATATAAACCTTTTCTTACAAGAATTCCAGGAGGGCTAATTAAAGAGCCTATTGATTATTGGAACTATGGAATTCAGTCTATTAATTTACCTGGGCCATCTTTTGATCCAGTAACACAGACTGATTATCCTGGTAATACTAGAGCATTTAGATCAAGTTTACCAAAGCAACAGCTATTTGATAAATCTATGACTGTTACTATGCAAGCATTTGATGGTTATGTAAATTATTGGATGGCTGTTGAAATGTTTGATTATTACTATAAGCTAAGTGGTAAACATCCATATTTACCAGAAGGAGTTGGAGTACAAATGTTAGATGCAGAAGGAACTGTTTTTGTAACTGTGCAATTAAAAGATATGTTTATTTCAAATATAGGTGCGTTAGATTTAAACTTTTCAAGTAACACTGTTGAATTCCAGACATTTGATATGGAGTTTAGTTATAATGTCTTAGATGTTGTAGTTAATGTAACCTAATATATAAACAAATAAAGAACCTAAATGAAAACCTTTAAAGATTATTTAACTGAAAATGAAACTTCGCTAATTGATATACAAAGTATATTAAATGAATCTCATGAACTAACTGAAGAACAAGATGCTGCAATAGATTTTGCAGTAGAAAGAATTCTTGAAGCTCAGAAGGAAGGTAAGAATTTAGAAGACTGCGTTGAAGAAATAATTAATGAAGGTATCCTAGGAAGTATATTTGGTGGTTTAACTGGTTTTGCATTAGGAAAGACTATAGGTAAAGCAGTAGCTAAAGTATTAGGTGTTACTAAAGGTGCTCTTTATGATTTATTAACCTCACGTCTTGTAGGTGCTGCGCTTGGTGCAGTTATCGGCAAGAGAATATAAACATAATGATTAATATAGGAATTGACTTTTCACTAAATAGTCCAGGAGTCTGTGTAGAAACAGAAGATGGCAAATATCACTTTATAACTTTTTTTAATTACGGAAATCGTATATGGGATGAAGAAGGTAAAAAAATACCAAAAGCATTCAGTGTACATAAAGAATTAATGGATGATTCTGCAATGTTAGGATTTCCTTATAATAGAGATGTAACAAGTAAAGAGTTTTTACCTAGAGAACGCCAAAAACTACAAGACGCTGGAAATATAAGTTCTTTAATGGTAAATATTTTCTCAACACTATTTGAAGGTGATAAAGTATCAGTTGCATTAGAAGGATTTTCATATGGTTCAAAGGGAAATTCATTCATAGACATTATTCAGTATAATACATTTTTAAGAAAGGAACTAATAGATAAGTACTCTATAGAAAATTTATCTGTCTTTCAACCTTCTCATGTAAAGAAATTAGCTGGCAAAGGAAATGCAAACAAACATTATATGGCTAAAGCATTCCAAGATGATGTCCTTAATGATAAGAACTTAAGATCTACTAAATTATGGAAATGGACACAAGGAAAGGACTTCAGCATTAAAATTCCTAAACCTATCGACGATATCATTGATGCCTACTTTATACTTAAAGCAATAAAGGCTAACAACTAGATACTTTTCTAACTAAATACAGATAAAAATTATATTGCAACATGTGGAGTTTGTTTCAGCTTTACACTAATTAAATTTAAAATAATATGATAAAACCATTAGGAGATAGAATATTCTTAAAAAAAGATAAGCCAATTGAGAAGATTGGAAACATAATTATACCAAAAGAAGAGGGCATGCATGCACCTCCATACTCAGGTACAATCACAGCAGTAGGTATAGACGTAGAAGACAAAGAATATCAAATAGGCAAAAGAGTTATATTTCATGACTTTGCTGGCACGGAACTAATGTTTGATGGTGAAACTGTATTTAGTTTACGTGAAGAAGATATAACTGCAATAATAATAGATAATAATATTCAAATAAGCTGAAACAAACTCACCTAATGAATATATAATAAACAAAGGAATCAATAATTTATTGGTAACTTTTAAACTGGCGATAACAAGGCAAAATAAATAGGCAATTAAAAAAGTAGTTTAGGCATCGAGCTTTGTTATCATTTTTAAACAATTAAATAATAACAAAAAAAAGGCAATTAACATGGCAAATGAATTCGACATTTTTAACGTAAGTGTAAAAGATTTAGACACTGGTGAAAGACCATCTACTGCAGGTAGTGATCTTTATTCACCTAAACCAGATCAAGGACAGGACGGAACTTACCGTTCTTTAATTAGGTTTCTACCTAATGCTAAAAACCCAAGAAAACCATTCGAACGCAAGTATGTATACTGGCTAGAAGACAGAGAAGGAAACGGCTTTTATGCTGACTCCCCATCAACAGTTGGAGAAAAAGATCCTATCCAGGATATGTTCTTTAAACTAAGAAACTCTGAATCTGCAGTAGACAAAAAGATGTCAGAAGGTTTAAAGCGTAGAGAAGTATTTTACGCATTGGTACAAATCGTAAAGGATCCACAAAACAGAGA